AACTCGCCGAGGACTTCCCCAGTGGCTACTTCGATCAGGATGTAGTTGCCTGTCTCAGGATCGAAACGTTGAACCCGAGCACCCATGGAACATACCTCGCGGTTCGGTGTTTGAGTCCCCAGACAGCCATCCCTCAGCTGTCGTCCTGAAAGCCCGCCACAGCGCCCGTCCCCCGTGCTGTGGCGGGCATTTGTGCGACGATACCCCCAGAAAAAGTCAGGTTACGCTGGGGAACCATTAACAAATGAGTGTGTTACGCTGCCCCGAGAGGATTCGACGGTGGCACCCACAACTACTTTAGATGGCCTGGTTACACAGCTTGCCCGCCACACCGGCATCAGCGAGGCTCAGGCTCGGGAACTGGTTTCCTTGCTCGGTGCGGACTGGGCATCTCTCGTTCGAGAAGCCAACATTCTGAAATCTGTGCTTTCGCCAAGACGAGCTCAGCGATAAGCGGCCAGTGGGTCAGACTGGACGGCTGACCGGCGAGCCGCCTTGAACTCGGTAGGATCCACAACAGCCTCACGGATCATCATCACACCGTAGCGCGTGGCTGACATCAGATCGTCCTGCAGCTTGACCACCTGGCCGTCCTTGCGGTGGTACAGCCGAAATTCCTCAAACCATGCCGTCAACGTGGAGAAGACCCGGAACCGGCCGGACTTCATCCGATCGAGCATGTCCATGATGCCTGCCTCGACCGAGACCGAGCTGTCTGGATACTGCGCGTGCGTGCCGAGCATGTTGAGGCCGGCCGAACTGTATTGGTCGGCGAGCGCGATGCCGGCGCCTTCCAGCGTGTCGCGCTTGCCGTCACGAGGCCACGCCCAGGGCAGCCAGGCACCCCACGGCTTGAGCGTGATGGCCTGCATGGCCGGCGTTTGCTTCGAGACGCGGTTTTCCTTCGTCACGTAGATCACGTCGGCCTCAGTGTCGTAGGCCAGTTCGACCGCTGCGGACGGATGATCCCAGCCGAAATCGAGAGCGCCAAGGCGAGGCCAGAAGCGTGGCAGCTTGAACGGATCGCAGCGGATCAATTCTTCCTCGACGGGGAAGATGCGACCGGACCCAAGGACTGGAATACCCTTGGCCCTAGCCTCCCGCTCATGTTCGGGATAGGCGGCGATGATTGCGGCGCGTTGCTCCGGAGAGTAATGTTCTGCGTCGTCTATTGTCATGAATGTGACGTGACGGGTCATTACTACAGGCATCTTTCAAGGATCAAGTTGATGTCCATCGGGAATGCGAAGGCTTTTGCAATGCGCGCTCAAAGCACCAATGACACCAATGAAAAGCTCGATTTGATTGCAAAGGCTATATATGAGCTTGCGAGGTCGATTGATGACGTCGAGCGCAAGGTCAACCATCTGAAATAAGGTCTACCCAAAGCCCCGCAGATCGCGCGCCTCCTGTTCGAGGATGACGGCCACGTCTTCGAGTGGCATGTGCGTCAGCATCACCGCGATGCAGACTTCCAGATAGGTGAGCGAGGATCGGCGCAGAAATGCGCTGGTTGCCTCTTCCGCCTGCTTCTCGACGTGGCGAGCTTCACCCATCACCCTTCACCATGTCGTTCACCTGGTCTGCGCTCAGGAACATCAGCACGACTTCCGACATGCCGAGCAGCGGCGTGAACGTAATCATGGTGATGCCGCCGGTCGCGTTGGTGCGGGTGAGCCCTTCGCTGTAGATGTCCGACGGCGGCTCTTCATCGAACCAGACGCCGTCGAGCGTCGGCCCCTGCCATTTCTCTCGGCCCTTCTCATAGGACTTGAATGCCAATGCGCTCTGCCCGGCCTGCACATCGCCGCCACCGCCCCATCGAACCACGATGCTGTCGAGCGCATTGGGAATGCCTCGCGCCAGGAAGGTGTCCTGGATCGAGTCGCCTGGGATCGTGCCGGTTCCCCAGGCGTCCTTCTGCTCGGGCTTGCCCACCAGCATGGTCTGCACCGTGTCGCGAGTGGATTCGCCGGTCAGGCCAGCGGCCCACATGCGGACCGGCTTGTCGAACACCTTGCCCTGCCACCAGTCTGGATAGCGCCCGGTCAGGTGCATCGCCCATTCCGATCCGCCTGCCTTCGTCTTGCCAAGCTGATTGCCCGCCATGAACAGCCGTTCGCGGTGGATGGCGCCGGCAGCGTGGAAGGCCGCCTGCTTGGCATAGGGCCGATAGCCGGCGAGCTGGTTACGGCTCTTCCGCCTCTCCTTCTCTTCCAGCAGTTGCAGCAGTTCCCGCTTGGCCGAGAAGTTGAGCGATCCGTGCATCAAGATCCTCGTCAGAGACGGTTTGCAGCGAGCCCTTCACGTCCAGTTCGGACTTGTCGGCGAGCCCGAGATCACGGGCGATGATGTTGGCGTTAAGCAGGTCGGCCGAGGCGCCCTCGAACTTCTGCGTGCGGATCACTTCCTCTACGCGCGCGGTGATGATGGAAAAATCTTCCCGCTTGCCGTATTCGCCCCATGTGGTGCGGTCGATGTCCAGAAAGATGCACAGCCCGGTAACGGTCATCGCGCGCATCTTGGGCATGTTCTCGATCTTCACGTCGCCCTGGTAAGCGAACGCCTTCGCCTCATAGAGCGGATTGTCTTCCACCCACTGGAAATACTCGACTGCAGCGGCCCACAAATCGTCGGGCGTGGCGAAGATCGGCTTGCGCCCGTGGGAGCTTCTCGCCTCCCAGAACTTGTTGCCCAAGGGCGCAGCCATGATCAGGCGTCGGCCTTTGCGGGATCGGCGGGCGGATCAGCCGGCGTGTCTCCAGCGTTGGCCTTGGCATCGGCTTTCGCTTCAGCCTTGGCCTCTCGGTTCTCCTTGGCCCTCTTCGACCGGCGATCGGCTTCAGCGTTGGCCTTGGCGACGAGATCGGCGCGGCCTTCCGTGCCGGTCGTTCCCTCAGGGAAGCCGAAGCCGCCGACCGCGTTGACCGTGCCGCCGCGGATCATGCCGATCAAAACACCATCGTGCACCTTCTCGACCTTGCCGAAGCTGACCTGAGGCGCCGAGCCCTCGATCTGGGCAACGTTGGAGACGACCTCCTGGCCCTCGTCGTTCGGAATGATCGTTGCGTAGCGGGTAGCCATGAAATTCTCCTCTTCAGTCTGGAACATCGGGAGCGAGCGAAGATTAGGTGGCGCTAAAGAAATGGAGCGCGCTGATGAGATTCGTCGCTATGCAAGACCCGGCCGACCAATGGCTTGTCTATGACGAATGGAGGGAACTGCCTGCCGAGGCGAACGACACAGTCCTCATAGGGCTGTCAAAAGCCGAAGCCGAGAGTTTCGCCTATCAGGCCAACCTGCATCAGCTGCTGCTTTGGCTGCAGAATCATTTGACCAGGCAGCACGTTCGATTGCGCTGAGCACGTCGACGGCGGGACGCAACTCTCCCTGATGTCGGCGATGAGGACCGACGCTGCTCCGGTAGGCGGCGCTAAGGCCCCACGCTTGCAAGCAAATCACCGGTAGGAACTTTATCCTACCCGGCTCAGCTTTTCAATAGGGACGGTGGCGCGGACTTCCCGACACATCGCCTTTATCAACATGACGATGTTTTCGTCGCTGATCGTCTCGACCGTGCCGCTCTGCCCCTGCATCAGGCCCTCGTTCACCTTCACCAATTCGCCGGGTCTGATCGAATGCCGGTCGACGCGCAGATCGTCGAAGACCCCAGCGTCCTGGTCTGCGCGGATGCGCTGGACTTCCGCATCGCTGATCGCGATCGGCGCGCTGACCTCGCCCAGCTTCTGGCCCCGCAACACACGGCTCACGTGTTCGCAATCCAACACCCTCGACCAATGATCGGAGGCGAGGACGAACAGATATCCAGGCAGTAGCGGGTAATGCCGCTTGATCCATTTCCGCTGGCGCCGGTGATGAAATTCCTTGCGCATGCTGGGCAGGTAAACGGTCTGCCCGAGCGCCACGATCTCTTCGGCCGCCTGCCGCTCTGTTTGCGGTCGGCAGCCGACGATGTACCAGCGCGCCGAGTTGTCGTTTTTTGCTACTTTCGTCATCCCTTGCTCCAGTGGTGCGCCGCGCCGTGAATTCGACGCGGCGCGCACGATCACGCGGCCAGGCGCATTACCTGTCGCTTCTTCTTCGTCTTGCGGTACCAGATGGATCCCAGCGCCTTCCATTCCGAGGTGCGCAGGGTCTTCGCGACAAGCTTCGCCTCGTCTTCAGCCGACAAGTACAAGTCGCCGATCGTTTTCGAGAACTCGTCGGGATCAAGTTTGATCGACATTTCGCTGTCGGTCATGACGTACTCAGCCGCCTTGATATGCAAGGCGGTGATCGGAGCCAGGTGAGCCTTGGCCAACACCTCCAGGATCACACGTGCCCCTAGCGGTTCTCGCCGAGAAACCAGCCCTTTGATTGCCGCAATCGCGATCGTGTCGCCCGGGCGGTATCGGCCGTTGCCTGGCAAATTACGAAGCACCGTCACGCCGGCACGCATGCAGGTCCGCTCCACGTCGACCGATTCCGGATCCCCGGCGAGCACTGCCGAGTGGTGCAGCTGCAGATTTGTGACCCCCAACCTCTGGGTATTTTGTCCGACGAACGCTGCAGCCTGGGCCTGAGTGTCGGGTGCCTCGACGATCATGACCGGAATCAGATCCACATGCGGGTTGCTCGCCGCCGCAATAGCGGTGTGCTGACCATCTAGAACTTTCAGGATGGTCCGCCCGTCGTGCTCGGCATAGGCGCAGATCGGCGGCTTGAATTTCGTCCAGCAGAAGCCCTGAATTATTCGGCGGATTTGGCGGTATCCCTTTTCGCCAACAGTGCGCTGATATTCGTGGTCGACATAAAGCGTGGTCGGATCAACGCGCTCGCAGATCGGCTCGCCAGTCGCGGGCTTCTGTGGCGTCAAGCCGTCGATGCTTACGGCGGTGATAGGGTTCAGCAGTTCCACGTGACTATCCTGTATATGCTCGACCGGAGCGCGGACGTCTCGACATGAGAGCGCGGCGGCAACTTCCGCAGCGTGAGGGCGAGAGGCGACCCTGCTCTTTCCGTCGTCCCCGGCTTCCTTCCTCTTCGCCCACCGCTCGTCTCTCTCATGGTCAAGAAACTGTTTCGCCTGGCGCCAGAGCTCAAAACGGGCTCGGCTCAGAGATCGGCGTGAAATTGCGACGGTCACTTTCGACGCGGCGACGATCGCGCTCGGCCGCGTAGAGTTCCGCCAGGGCGTCCAGCATGGTTTCACCGGTCGGCGAGGCGGACAGCATCGTGTTCAGGGCGCGATACTCCGCTGCGAAGGCATCATCGGGAAGCACCTGCAGATGCGCCGTCACGCCGGTCGCCAGCGATTGGAACTGGATGAACTGCATATCCGCTATGTGCGGCTTCCAAGGCTCTCGGTGTTGGTCAAGGCTAACCACGTTGTTCATCTAACTGTTCTCTCTTCAGCGTTGGTGTTTGTGCTCTACCTTTCGGGGCTCCCTTGCCCCGGCATCTCTTTCTGCCAGACACACTTCGCCCATCAGGACGAAGCGTGACGCCTTTCCGTGCCGATCGGGACGGAGTTGGCGCACATCTGAATAGGTGACTGTCTCGGGAGAGACGCGAGCCGGGGTTACCCTGTCGGCCCTACACCTGCCTCGACTGGCAGCGGCACCGCTCAAAGACCATCCAGACGATCAGGGAGCGGCTGCACCTCCTCTCGGGGTGCGTCCTGTGTGGGTAATGGTGCCTCTGCTATCGGAGCCGGTCTCGTATCCCGGATTGTCTCCGCCCGGCGCGGCCGGGGCTTGGTGCAGAATATGTTGTCGCTGTTGTCCGGCGCGACGAACGGCTTTACCAGACCGCTCCCGGATGCAGGCTCAGGCGAAGACGCCGCCACCCGCATGGCCTTGGCACCTTGCGGCCGAAACGACAGCTACATCGTCGCCTCCCGCAGAAAGTTGGACACCATGCGCTGCACAGGGAAGATGCCTTCCCGAAGGTGCACATCGTTCAGATCGTCGCCGAGCTGCGGCGGCATCAAATATGGGATGCTCGCTTGGCGCGCGTAATACTCGCCAGTGCCGATGCCGCCGAACTGGGTCAGTGGCTTGTCGTTGTCGGTCAGGATAGCCGAGGGCCGCTTGAACGTGCGGGACACAGCGAGGACGTTATAGGCCGAGAAGCAGCACAGGATGCAGTCGTTGCGATGAAGCCCCTTCAGCGCGGTGCGTAGCGACAAGGCCGTGGCATAGCCTTCGCAGAGCCATGTGAAAGGACCGGTCGATACCCGGTGAGCGGCGAGATCCATTTCGCCGCCAGCCAGGAACTTCTTCGTGCCGTCTTCCCAGATCAGTTGCAGGCTCGATACGGCCGAGCCAATGCGCGCTGGGATCACCAACGCTCGCTCGCCACCGGCTTCAGGAAATAAGTAACCGCCGAATTCGCCGGCGATCTCCCGCACCGCGGACGCCTCGATGACAAGGCCGCGCTCGTGGGGAAAACCTTTGGTCGCAAGATAGGTGTGCTGGCCCGGCGCCGACTTCGCTATCATGGCTTGAGCCTTTGCCGCTACCTCCCTCGCGCGCTGTTTCTTCTTGCGCTTCGCGGTTTCGATATCCTGCGCAAGCTTGCGCCGGTCGACCGGAGACAGTTCATCTTTCAGCCCGACGGTTACCTTCTCGCCCGTCTGCCAGTTCCAGGCTGTGACGTGCGCTTCGTTGACGATCACGCGCCCGTCGCCCTTACCGGATTTCCCAGAGAGCGTGTCAGTCTTCATCCAGTGACCGAAGCGTGTCGTCACCTTCGGCGGGTGAATGCCGACCTGATCGCAAGCGTTGACGATGGCCTGATCGATCGTCGTCATGCAGCCCTCCGTCGGAAGCGCTTCACTTCACGCTCGATAAGCTGCCATTCCTCGACTTGGGACTTGCCCGGATCGGGGGCCGCCTCGAACAGGCCATAGGGCAGCTTGGAACTTGGATAGATGCCACGCCAAACGCCGTAGGCCCATTTGCGTGAAGCCTCTTCACCCTTCCGGCCGTTGGCCAGGCAGTAGACCAGCGCCGTGTTCCAGACCGCCTTCGGATTGTTGAGGCACTTGGCGCGTAATCCCTTGCGCGGCTCGAAGGCGTTCTTGATGCTGAAGTCGACATCGATCAACTCGCCTTCGACGACTTGAATTTCACCGAACTTCGGCCTGCGCCAGCCGCAGGAAAGGCAGGTATCATGGTGTGGTTCCATCTGAAGGCCGCACTCGCCGCAGAAGTATTTCTGCTTGACCTTCTCGACCGGCTCTCTGGCCTCGCTATCCTTTTTCTGCGCGCTCGACAGGCTGTCGACGCCATGTTCGAACAGCCACGCTGTGTCTTCGGCGAACGTCACACAGTTGCCGGAATGATCGAGCCACAGCCCGAATTCCTTCCCGTCGGCGATGCGCATGACGCGGCCGAGCTCCTGGATGTGCGACGAGAACGACTTGCGGTACGGCCGGCAGGAGATGCCGCACATCACGTCCGGTACGTCGAAGCCTTTGGTCAGCACCGCGCAGGAGACTAGCCCGTGGATCGCGCTGCCCGGCTTTCGGAACTCTTCGATCTTTTCGCGCCGCTCATTGTCGGACGCGTCGAGATAACTGATCTGCTGGAAGTTGTAGCCGGCCGCGGCGAACTGCCGGCATAACTCGTCGCCATGCGCGACCGAGGGCGAGAACACGATTGTCTTCACCGGGCCGCCGAAGTGCTTCAGCGTCTGCTGCACCCAGGTATGGATGACATCGCCAATGATGGTGATGCCGCGCTGGCCGGCGTCGGCATCGTCGTACTCCCCGGTGAACGCCTTCTTCGCCCCCTTCATGTCGGGGATGACGCAGGCCTTGATCTTGAGCGGCGTCAGCCAGCCGTCGGCCAGTAGCTGGTTCGTCGTCGCCCCGTTGACCAGCGCGTCCCAGTGATCGGCCATTCCGTCGGTGAATGGCGTTGCGGTCAGGCCGACGACGATGGCATTGCCTGCACGCTCGACCAGGGCGAGGTTGGACTGGTATTCGCAATGGGCCTCGTCGATGATGATGAGCTTCGGCAACTCATCGTCGGAATATCTCCGTCTCCCTATCGTCTGCGCCGAGGCGACCTGTACCGATTTGCTCGCGTCCGTCAGCCAATGGTCGGCTTGAATGACGCCATGGTCGATGCCGTATTTCGCGAAGCGCTGGCTGGTCTGGTCGATAAGCGTCTTCCGATCGACGATGAACCAGGCTCGAGACTTCTTGACCTGGTTCTTGATGACCAGGTCGAGCGCAGTTTCAGTTTTGCCGAAAGCCGTGGGCGCCACCAGGATAATGCGCCGCGCCCCTTCGCGGATGCGCTGGCGCAAAAGTTCTTCGGTCCGCACTTGGTGGGGGCGAAGTGAAATCTGTTGATGGATCGGGGGCAGGGCATTCACGCTGGCGCCCCCGGAGCTTCATCGATCATCCGCCCGCACGTGGTCAGGAACCACGACCAGTCCATGTCGCTGACACCAGCAGGCTTGGTCTGGCCGATATAGCGAGCGAATTGTTCAGCCCATTCGCGCGGCGCTCGTCCCTCGAACTCTATGATTGCTGCGCGCTCTTCAAACGCTGTGTTCTCATCGGAGCGTAGGTACTCGGCGATGGCCTTGGCATGTTTGGTGATGTAGCCCCGGGCCGCGTCCGGCAGCTTCTGCCGGTTCACGATGCGCAGGGAGTTGCCGTCCAGCACGATGTTCGCGCCGAATGACCGAACCCGGTCGACGAGATCGGCCACGTCAGTCAAGCGGGATCACCTCGTCGATTGAGGACGGCTGATCCAAAGGAATGACATCGTCGCTGGACCATCCGAGATCGGTGGCGCGTTTCTGCCAAGACTTTGCCCGGTTCATCCACCCCGCTTTGTGCTCGCTCTCTTGGACGAGCCGGGCTTTCAGAGTGCGGATTTCCTCGTCCTTGCCGGCGATGACAGCGTCGAACCCGCCCTTCTGGTATTGGACCCACATGTCGGCGAACTT